TTGTCCAATATGTTCCTGTTGTGTTTTGTGCTTGAGTACCTGTTAAAAGGAAATTACCATCAGAAACTTCTTCAGCACCCTCAGTAGGTACAGGAATAACTGCATACAATTCTCCTGCCTTATATCCACTAGGAGTTACTACAATACTTACATCATCTAATAAACTCATTCTATATTACTTAAATTAGTTAATTGTGTTACTAAACAAGCCTTAGCCTCAAATACTCCACCATCAGCAACTACTCTAATCTCAAAGTCATTTACAAGGACTTCTTCAGGTGTTAAAACCTTACTATTACTAGAGGGTAGTGATATTCCTAATTTTAGTGCTAACATTATAGAGGTTGCTCATAGTAACATAAAGCCACTCCTGAAGTCAGGGTAATAGCTGTTACGTTTAAAAAGATAGTCGTTCCTGCTGCCATTGTCGTGTGTAGGTTAGCTATTGCCGAACCTGTTGCTGTAGTCGCATTAGCTGCTGTTATTGAAGCTATAACTGATTCAACAGGAAAGTGAACTGCATAATAGTCTTTACTTGTCATAGCAGTAGTTGCTATTACATCACATCTGTTTTTACCCATTTGCTCAGTTAAGAGCTGTTGTACATTTTCTATTGCCATAATTTTATTTTATTGTCCGTAATATATTGTATTTGTTCCTGAAGTCGGTGCTTCATATTCTGTATATTGTACTTCTTCACTTCCTGATTTTTCTGCTAAGTATAGTTTTCCTATTGCTACAAGTCCTTGTACTACTCCATTAGTATTCGCTACAGGTAAGACGTCTGTTTCTGTTGCAGGTGCTGTGTTTAAGGCTACTGACACCGCTCCTATCCAACTTACTTCATACAACTCGTACTTATAGTACCCCGCAGGGATCAACTTAAGATTGCCTGTATAAACATCTGCAACTCCATAAGTAAACTCTAACTCTGTATATCTGTTATTGATAGTCTCTGTAGTTGCATAAGCGTAAAAGACTGCACCATCTAAGTCGTTTATGAATTTAGCTAAGTGTCTTATGTTAGATGTAGCAACACTTGTATCTATTCTATTTGCCTTAGTTTCTATATAAGCTGTGAAGTTAGTCTCTCGTATTGCTTGTATCATATTATATAATAGAAAAGTCTCTTATTTATTTGGTATAAAGAAAAAGGTGGCAATAAAGCCACCCTAATCCAAGAATATATGAAAACTACTAATTAAGAAGTTGTTATTGTAACATTCGTAAATGCTGCATTATCGAAAGGCTCTGTCGTGTAGTCAGCAACCATTGGGAAAGGATCACTTTCTAAACCGTCAAAGGTCAAAGTATAACCATTTCTATCTCCAAAAGCAGCTCCACTATCAGCAGTACCTGCATTTAATGACATTGCATTAGTTACACCCATTCCAACTATTACGTCGTGTCCGTTAGCAAGTGTTGCGTTTAATTGAGCAAAACAAACTACTTGAGTCTGACCAAGGAGCTTGATTTCGTTTTGGTCTTCTTTGCTGAGTCGGTTAAGTATCATTGAAACAGTTGGAGTGTAGAACAACGTTCCGTTCTCCGTACTTCCTGTTATTGTCTCGTTTATTGTTGTAGAACCTCTAGGCACAGTATATCTGTATAATCCTGTTCCTACTCCCATTTCAATATCTGTTATTTCTGAATCTACTACGAGGATTCCTGTTCCGTCTATTGGAGCTGTGAATTGGTCATACACACCGAAGTATATGTATTTCACTCCTCCTGAGATACGATTGCAGTCAAGTCCTCTACCTTTTGTTAATACTCCACAAGCCATTTAATTTTATTTTTTAAGTTAAGGGAGTGCCTAAACACCCCCATTATTTTTGTTATTATGAACAAAGAACTATATCAGCACCTACTCCTGTTTGTGTTCCTGCTGAGTAACGGCAAACCATTCTCATATTGTCTGATCCGTCAAGATTAGCCATATCTAAAAGTTGAATTCTAGGAGATGAACTTAATCCATCAGAAAGCAAATCAGTCCCAAAAAATAATGAAGACTTACTTGCTGCTACGATTGCTGCATTTTGTAATCCATTAACTACTGCAATTTTAATTCCGTTGAATTGTTTAGTATATTCATCTGACATATTTCCGTAAGGGAAACCTTGTAAAGCAGAAACTGCTTGAATATACATTTGCCAATTTTGTTGATTAATATAAAGATATAAATCATCTTTCCCAATTACTGCCGCAGGTATTGCATCAACTGTTGCTTGAAGGTCTGCTATAATTGTTCCTGAAGTTGGTGCAACTCCTGCACCGCCTGTTAATACTGCTTGATTAACTGTTGCGTCATTACCTGACCTTAACCATCCTGCTGCTCCTGCTCCTGTGAATCCAATAAAGTCTCCACCTGCATTAGCAACTCCTGCCCATATAGACGTTTCTGTTGCACTAGCGATAACTTCTCCCATATAAGAGATAACGTAATCGTCAAAACTTGCAGGTGGTGGTGCTCCTGCTCCTGCTCTCATTTGTAAAGCTTCCCAAGAATCTAGGAGCGTAGCCTTGCATAAGTCTAGGTTAATTTGATTATTAGCAGGGGTTAAAACCTTCTCAGTAAGAGCGAGTGTTCCTGCATCATTAAAGTCACAAGTTGCTGCTGCAACAGGTGTTACCGTAGCATCCATTACTTGAATGTTACTCTGTAGTTTGATATTTTCTATCATTGTTAAGTAGTCTAAAGAGACCACTGATTGGAGAGCTGCCGAAATGTAAAATCCTGCTGCCTTTCCCGCATACGCGGATGATGTTGTAAACGCCATTGTTTTATTTTTTTAAATTATTATTTGTATAAGTTATATAAGTATTTCTCCTGCTTAGTCATTCTTCTAAAGTCTTGCTTAGTAGGAGCTGCTCTTTCTGAGCTAAATTTATTTGTATTAATCGGAGCTTCAGCAGGTTGTTCTGCTAGTTCTGTTTTAAGTTTTTCGTTTTCTTCTTTAAGATTTTCTAATTCTTCTTCTGCTGAAAATTCTTTGATCTCTGTAGTCTTTATAGTCTTTGGATTTACAGAAGGCTCAGTTACTTCTTCAGCTACTTCTTCAGTCATTTCTTCTGCTTCATCATCACCACCTTCTTTGTCTTCTTTAAGACTAGCAACGGCATCTTCTAAGTTCTGAATACGTTTCTCCATTCCTTCCCAATCACCAACATCTGCTGCTTCAACTTCTTCAGACGCTTCTTCTTTTTCTTCTGTTTCACTTTCCATTACTTCAGCAACTACACCTTCTTCTTCAACTCTGAAAGTTAGACCGTCTTCAGTCTTGTAAGTTCCAATCGGCAAAGGGATTGTAGTTCCATCCTCAGTAAGAACTGACATATCAACACCTGCTTCTAAAGTTTCTGCTGTAGAGGTTATAATAGTTCCATCTTCTAATTTAGTCTGAAATGCCATCATCACTTCTTCTTTATCAAGACCAAGTGCTACTAATATTTGCTTTTTTAAATCCATTTGTAATTTTTTATAGTGTGTTTATTATATAATAGAATAGTTATTTATTTATTTGATTTTTAGATTTTATTGAAAATTAGAAGGGTCTTTAAAACTATTAATAATGTTAAACATTTTCTTTGATTCTTTAATGTCTGCTTCTAAATTATTAAAATCTTTATTATCGGTTGCTTTTACACCTAATTCTTTTGCTGCTTTCTCGAATCTTTTTAATGTACCTTCTGCAAAAGAAACAGCAGGGTCTAACTCACCATAGGCATCTATCATTTTTACATACGGTTTATCTGCACCCGTAAGATAATCTTGATATGTTCGCCAAGACTTGTCTGCATCACTTAAAGCCTTTAAAAGTTTTTTAGCTCTATCTTTTAATTCTGCTACACTTCCCAACTCAACCTTCTCAGCCTTAAGTTCAGTTTTGCTTTGTATCATCTTATTTAAAGCACTTAGTATTTGTTGTGGTGTTGGTTCTTTCTTTTGCATTTGTTCAAATTTATTAGTAAAGTAGCCTTCTATTGACAAGCCTTTTAGTTCACCTGATTTTATCTTTTGCCACAAATCTTCGTTTTCTATTTTCATCTTCACCATCCAAGTTCCTTTAGGAAGTGAGAAGCCGTAAAGAGTAGACTTGTCAGTTTTAGTATCTTCTATAATCCAAGACTCTACAGTCAAGACTCCTGATACTCTTTCAGAATGTTCTTGAGTTGCCTTGTGGTGGTTATTGTTTTTTAAATATAACTCAGAAGCCTGTCTTACTGTTTCAGGACTGAAATAGACATAGTAGTCTGAATCGGTGTTAGGATCATAACGGAATATCTGTTTATTAGGAATAAGTGCAGGACTAATAAGCATACGCTTTTCTTCATCTACCTTTGCGAAAGTCAGGTTGTTTTTCTCTTTTCCAAAGAATACCCAATTTTCTTCAATAGCAGGAGCTGACACAAGACTAATAGCGTCTATTGCCAACTCTTGTGAGTCTTCATCTATTACTAATTCTACTATTTTAGTTGTGTTCATATTATGCGTCTTTTGCTTGTCGTCTTGCGTTTTCAATATCTGTAATGTTGTCTGTTAAATCTACTGCCACTTCATCTAATTGTTTTGCAACAGGAATGTCATTAATGTTTATTCCTAATTCTTTAGCACTTTTTTCTAGTTTATCAAATATAGAATTGGCTTGTTTTTGTATTGCTTCTGCTTTTGTTGTCAGCCCTTTTGTATTATCTAAAAAGTCAAGTATCTTACCAAAAACTTTTCCATACTCACCTTCTATTTTTGGCCATACCTTATATTCAGCAGCCATCTTTTTCTGTATTGCTTTTCCTTCTTTTACTACTGTTTTTGCGTCATCTGTTAAGCCTAAATCAATTCTTTTAGATGAACTTAAATTAAATTCTTTTAATTCTTTTGCGTATTCTTCATACGTCTTTCCTAGTGGTGTTGGTCTCATTTTATTGTATTTATGATTAGCTGATTCGCAGTCTTCTTTAGAGTCGTATTTACAGTCTCCTGTTTCCCCCCATTTGTATTTTCCTTCTTTACATTTTGTACACGGCATATTATATAATATAAAAAGTTAATTAATATTTGATTTTTAAATTGTTGCTCTACGTCTTATAATGGCTAGTTTGTTTTGATTGTTCGTTATATCGTCTGAGACTACATAAGCTTGTACAGGTTCTACTGCTTGACCTCCTGTTAATTCAAAAGCTCCTGACATCATTTGTGGTGCAGGGGTTTGAGGGGTTGCTGCTACCGAGCCACCTCCTCCACCATCACCTACATCTTGCTTTAATATATTCTTAACATTATTAAGACCTGCTGCCAATACCGTTCCTGCTGCAAGAAATTTCAAAGTAGTAGATGGTATAGTTTTATCTTTCATTACTTCAGTAACCGCTAAGTATGTGTTCATTAAAGCTGTAGCAACTGCTATTCCTTTTTGTTCTCCTGCTAGTGCGTTTACTGCTGAAGCAAAGCCACTAATTGCCGAAAGTTTTGCTCTTTCATTATCTTCTACAATTTTTGTCTTTGCATCTTCAAATTTCTTAGTGATAGCTGTAGTGTTCTCTCCTGACTTCCTAGCCATTTCTAACTTTAAATCGTATGCGTCCTGAAGCTCTTGTATTTCCTGTTCCATTCCTGAAAGTCCTTCAGCTCTTAATTCTCTTTGTGTTTCTAATAATTCTTTATTTAAAGAAACTTCATTAGTCATTTGTTCACTTCTAAACCCTGCTATCTGTGCTTCTACTCCTGCTCTGTCGTTTAAGGTCTGTTGGTAAGCAACCTGTAGTTCTATATTGTCTTTATTTGCATCTAATTCTAATTTAGCTGAAGCTACTCTTGTATCTGCTAACTTAAGCATTTCTTCTTCCTGCTTATCTAGGATTTCTCCAAGTTCTTTATTAGCTGCTATTCTTTCAGCAAAAGTCTTTGTTTCGTCATCTCTTATTTGTCTTTGTAGTTCTGAAAGTCTGTCATTCTTTTCAATAAGTCCTTGTATAGCAGCTTCTGCTAACGCTGAACTATTCTTAGCAGCAGTAGTTGCTTTTGCTTGTTCATAGTTTGCCTTGATACTTATATCAGTAATACCTTTAACTGCCATTTTACCCATAGCTCCTATTTCACCAATAGCGTCTCCTACATTATTAATAATATCTTTTCCTGCATCTATAGCCGCTAGTCCTACTTCTTTAATGTCATCAGCAGTTCCGACCATACTAAGTCTTAGTTCTGCTATTTTAGCTTCATCACCACCACCTAAAAAACTATCCTCCCAAGCTAACATCAGACCTTGTACTGCTAATTTTATAGTATAAAAAGACAACTTCAAAGGAGTTAAAGCTATAGTCATTAATCCACTAATAACTTTAGTCAGTCCGTCAAATCTGTCTGAAGATTTTGTTACCCAATCATAAACATCTATAAGTACATCTGCTACTTGATTAAAAGTCGTAGAGACTGTAGTCATTATTGTATTAACAGCGTTCATTACTGTTTGATTTCTTTCTAACGCTTCTTTAAGAGTAACAAATAACGCTATGACTAAGCCTATTCCTGCTGCTTTTAAAGCCATACCAAAACCTTTGACTGCTGTACCTATTGCTTTAAATCCTTTGCTTCCTGACTTACCTGCTTCTTCTAAGCCCTTACTTAAGTCTTTAGTCTCTTTTGTTGTTGATTTGATATTCGATTTAACCTCTAATTCTAATACTTCTTTTGCCATAATCTTTATTTTAAAAGGTGCTTGTTCTTAATTTCTTTTCTGTTATTTGTACACTTGCCAACCATTCTAAATTTCTATTTGCCGCTCCTGTAACTTCTATTGTAATATAAGGATCTGTAACTGCTACTACTTGTGCTGTTCCTGTTGAGCCTACACTTGCTATAGTAGTCGAACTTTGGGAGATAGCTAAGTTATATCCGTCATCTACTTGTATTGCTCCTTTTAACTCTAAGTAAATATAATCACCTGCCGTTCCTGAGCTTCCCCCTGAACATAAGGCTATGACTTTAATCTCAAATCCAAATATAGAATTGTTTTGTACTTCTATAAAAGAATTACCATCAGCTTGTATTGTTAAATTAGTAGCAGTTGCATCTGTTGTAGTTCCACCAAGCTGTACGGTAGACGTTTGGCTTACACCTGATAACACACCACCACCTATAACTATTTCACTATTCCTAATAGCCTTTCCATAAGTTCCACCTAAGACAGAAGCATTATTAACCTCATTAGATACTTCATTAAGACTTCCATTGATAAAGCAGCTATTGTTAAATCCTCTTGCCGTGTTATTAGTACCATTGATCTGAACGGTATTTGAACCCACTTCAGTAGTATTTCCTGCTCCGTTAAGTCTGTTGTTTATATTACTTATATTTCTGTTTAAGTTTGTGTTGTATCTAAAAGCTCTACAAGTCCCTGTAGCCTTGTCGTAAGTATATCCATAAGCTTCACAAGTAACTTGATTAGCTCCTAAGTCAGTATTAGTACCATCAGTAAAAATAACATCTCCTAGACTTGTTATCTCATAAGGTTTTATTGTATATCCTGTTAAGTATTCCATTACGGTATTAAAATAAATTCAACTGTTGCTAAGTCATTTGGCTTGTAGTCTATCTTGTTCACTCTAAAGACTCTGTTTTTAATAAAAACTGTATCGTAGAATTTAAAAGCCGCTACATCTGAAGGGCTTAGGTTTACCTTTAAAGTCATTGTCCTTGTGTCAGGACTGTATAGCTCGTTAAAGTAGGGCTGCCAATACATAGAGTAAAGATTGTCTGTTGGTGGATCTCCTAGTCCTATTAGCTGTTCACTTGCAAAGACAAAATCGGTAGTAGTAGCTGACACACTTGGTATTGTAGACAAATGACTAAACTGCAAGAAGTTAGTTTGGTTTTCACTACTTAAGCCATTCTGTGCAGGAATGTAATAAGAAGCACCTGTACTTTTAATTCCGTTGTTATAAAAGACTCTAGGGCTGTTATCAAACCCTTCATAAGTTCCGTCATCATTCTTAGAATATACATTAGGCACTACAAAATTAGCAAATTGAGAGTATAATGGTCTTGAGACGGTAGCAGCAAAAGGTTCTGCAATTATTTCTTTTGTTCCTTCTAAGATAGTAAATCCTGAAGCATCTATTTCTTTACTTCCGTACAGATGTCCACTTGTAATATTTTTAATATACCTAAAGGCATAGTCATCTTCATCTTCTACAAATTTAAAGATCGTATTTTTATTCAAGTCTGTTAAAGGCTTGAGTTCCATTTGTGAAACATCTATCTTCTCTGTCCAATCGTGTTGTATGCTTCTTGCTGCTAAATTAGTTCCTGCTGTGTTATTTATAAATACATCCGAGTAAGGCTCTATTAGTAAGTTATCAGGATTTGATTCATCTACCATAGAGACTAAGTTAAACATAGTCATAATTCCTTTTAAGAAATCCCATTGACCTAAATCTCCTCTTAATGTTTCTAAAAAAGAAGAAGAAGTAACAGCTGAAATACTCTGAACAAAAACTACTGTAGAAGCAAAAGTTGAAAATTGAAAAGTAGAAGCTCCGTCTGTTTTAAATTGTGCTTCTAATGTATCTCCTGTCTGCATAACTATTGTAAAATTACCCTGCCAAAAATTAATAGAAGTTACTGATAAAATAGAAGTAGCATCTATTATGTTAGTTCCTGAAGAAGTTGTGTGTAGCCATTGAAATTCTACAGTATCTGATATTGCACAGTTTACCTGAAAATCATAGTCAATTTGATAAGTTTCATTAATTTGAGTTGCAGTTAGTATATTAGAAGTTTGGTTATAATTTGGTGGTGTTACCCAAGCATTATTCTGATAGTTTGCTAACTGTAAATTAGAAAATGTTGCTGTAGCTAAAGGTAGTAAGAATATGTCTGCTGAATAAGGAGCTTGTCCTGCATAAGTAGAACCCTGAACATTAGCAGGTACGTTATCAGAACCCCAATTAAAATCCATATAAAGCTTTTCAAAGTCTGCACTATCAAAGAAGTTTGACGTCCAACTAAAACCTGAAGCTGCAAATATTCTATTAATTAAATACTTTAATTGAATACAAGGTCTGAAGACTTGTTCTAAAGCAGTTAGTTCAGGATTGTTCGGTGTAGGTCCTGAAACCGTTGATGTGTTTGTAGTTATATCTGTATTTCCATCCCAAACTATAAAAGGGTATCTTAACGTTGTGTAAGTATCTCTAAAACCTGAAGTTCCTGAGTTAGTATAAGTTATACTAGGGTTAGGACTATCATTCCAACTTCTTTTAATTTCTGTCTTATTATAATCGTGTGTAAGTTCTGTAAAGTTTAAGTCTGAGAATGTTTGGTCTTTTAATTTATCAGCTAAAGCAATTACTTCAGAATACAAATTGACGTTGTAGCTTATTTCTCCTTCCTTGTCTTTAACGTCTATGAGTCTTAAGTAGCCTTCAAATAAAATAAAGCCGTCTTCTTTTAAAACACATTTAGTCTTTACATAAGGATTAAAGATTACAGACGAATTACCTACTGATCTAGTTACTTCAAAAATATCATTAAAGATTTGGTTGTTTCTTTTTGTTGCAGGTAAATTAAAGTCTTTTGAATATGATTTGACTTGTTCTGCTACATTCTTGAAGTCATCAATACTAAGACTTAAAGGTATATCTTCTTCTTGGTATAGGTCACAAATAACTTGACCATCTTGTAAGTCTGCATTAATCAAAGTCGGAGTCTGTAAGGCTTCTTTAACTGATATGCTTTCAATCAATATAGAAGCAGCAGTTCCTGTATAGTCTATTAAGATAGTCTCATTGGTAGAACTTGCTGTGAAAGTTGCTGTTATCTGAGTTGTATTTGAGCTAAAAGGTTGTACTATAGGAATAGATGTTCCTGAATACATTTCAATACTCAGAGTTCCTACCTGCCCTGCATTTATAAGTATTTTGACATCATACATAGCACCTACTGCTAGTCCTGATAACTGTTGATAGACTCCTGTACGTCCTGCTGTTACCGTATTTACTGATAACAGAACTGAACCTGCTGCTAATGCAGGGGCTGTAACTGCACCCCAATCACCACCTGTTGTTGTGTATCTATACCAATTACCTAAGATTGAAGCAGGACTATTAGCAATAGCATCTTGTGGAGGGTGTGGTTGTGTAGTGTTATGAAGCGTAGTACTATTAAGCCCTGTAAAGTTAATACCATTAACTACATACTCATTAAAACTAGGAGTAGCCGTAGAACTAAAGCCTTGATAATACTGAGGATATAAGATTAATTGTGTACTCATTATACAGACTGTGTTCTTTTCATTTTACTCTTTTCAATTTCTATCGTGTACTGCATAAGCTTGTCGTTTGCTATTGTCTTTTTAACATAACTAGAAGTCGTAATAGTTGCAGGTTGAACATAAGTGTTTAACGATGCAAAATTAGAGTCAGCTTGAAACCCCTCCAATACATAAACTTCAGTAGAGTTTATTAATTGCTCAAACCAAACACCTTCAGCTTCAGTAACAAAGTCTGTATTTAATCTAATCTTCTCAGTTGAGTTTACTCTAAAGTTTTTCTTACCTCCTTTATATCCTGAAATCTTAAAAGTGCTTTCATTCCAAGTACCACCTAACTGAGTATAAGAAGTTCTATTAGTCTGAACCGATCTTGTAGACTTCATATTAAAAGTGTAGTAATCCCAAGTTCCCCATTGATTAAGCCAAGCTAGTCTTATTCCTTCATAACCTTTTAGATTAGGGCAAAGTATATTTATAGTATTATGTCTACTGATACTATGTCCTGCTAAATTTAATGCTTGAACTGTATAATGCGTTAATCCACTTACAACTGCTGCTGCAAAAGTAGCTGACCAATTCTGTAAATTAGCAGGGAATGCTCCAAAATATCCTAGTCTTGTATTTGATAACGGACCTTGTGAGGTAGTACCTCCATTATTGTTTTTCCATACAATTGTTTCAGTACTGCTACCCCCACTCCAATAATATATAATTTCAATTTCATATACGTCATCATTAGTAATATAATTTAGAAAAGAAATTGTGCCGTAATCTTCAAGTCTAGCATATTGAGTTGTAGGTGCGGTTGAAAGAAACGACTTAGTAGAAGTTATTGGAAAGTTAGAAGCAAATTCATAATCTGTTAAGTTGTAGCCATAATCATTCTGAAACTCATCTAACTCATCATCATACTGAAGCACTCCATTGAACATCTTGTATTGGTCGCTGTCTGTTGCGTTATTGTTAGAAGGGTCTGAAGGAGGTATGATCGAACCTGAAGCTGTATCTGCATATTCTATTTTGAATTGAATAGCAAAATACTTAATACTGCTCTTGCTTATTGCAAACTTATCTACCAAATGTAAAGGAAACATCTGTGATTGAGCTGCCGTTCCTTTATATTCTGATTCAGAATTTGGATTAATAGTTGTTTGTGGTTCGTGGTCAGGACTTACAAATGATTCAATAACAGGTCTAAAATCAAATATACCTACTCCTGCATTATTAGGTGTAGTTTTGAATGTCCCTATTAAAGCATTATTATTACTTAGGTTGATAGGAAAGTTGCTTACGTGAACTTCAGCTACAAACTTAACTTTGAATTTATTAGCTACTATTGTAGGTTCTGCTATTGAAAATATGATTTGCTGTCCTATCGGAAGCGTTCTATATAAAGGTTTTTGTTTTATTGATACTGCCATATTATTTTACTTTTATAGTTGATAAACTATCTGTTATGTCTGTCGTGATTGCTCCTAATAAATCTTTGCCAAACTCTTTCATTCCAAGTCCTAATGGTTTCTGAAAGAAGCTAAGGCTTTTAATTCCATCTCTTTTTATACTTCTAGCTATTAAGAACACCATACTTTTTCTTTTGATAAATCTCCCTTCCTTGTCTCTACTACCCTTTAGTCCTTTTCTTACTACCCATCTATCAATAACTCCTGTAGGTGGTTGCTTAGTCGTGTAACTGTAAGGGCTTGATTCAGTTTGGTTTTTATAATTTTTAAAAGACTGCTTCTTTTTATTTCCTGAGACTCCTTTGTCTAAAAAAGCTCCATAATTAGCCATATAGAATTTAACAACAAGTCCATTAGCATCAGGCTCTACTTCAAATCTAATTGACTGTGCTAATTTAGTATTACCTCCTTTTACCTTACCTAAGTTAGCCTTAGCCCTATTAACTACTTGCTTACCAAAAGAATTTAAATACCTTTCTATATTCTGAGTGTCCATTATACAGCCGCTACAAAGACTGCTACTTGAGGATTGTAAACTGCACCATCAGGTCTTACTTGTAAAGACGTTATATCTTCCATAGTACCAAAGGCAGGAGTAGTATCTACTTCACCGATTGCTGATTCATTTGCTCTAGGTAGTATATGAGACGTTCCTGCTGTTAGTCTTACTTGATAGTTAGTAGTAGTAGTTACGATTGCTAACTCTATTGTTGCGTCTGCATCTAAGTTCGTTACTCTTACATATCTTACATTGTCTACATCTATTGCTCCTGCTGAAGTATGAGGACTTGCAGCAAATACTGCTACAGTCGTTGTCTGAGAATGTGCGCAAGTTACTATTCTTTCAAAGACGTTATTAATACCTGTTGTTGTTACTGAGTTTGTGTTACCTCTCAAAGCTCCGTTAAGGACTACTGATTCGGTTACTGTTGTTGTTAAATCTGCTGCCATAATTTTTTTGTTTATGTTATATTTTTATTGTTATTTTAAATTTCTTCCAACCTATTTCTATTATCCATCTTCCTATTTTAAACTTAATCACTACTTCCCTATTGGATTATCTGCAACAGGTATTGTACAAGCTTGAAAGTCGTTCTGAACTACTATTCCTATTGAGAACACCCACCCTGTTAAGAGATTGTCGAATCTCTCTGTGAAAGGTTCTATTGTATATTCTCCTTCTGTAAAGTAAACAGGATCATCAATATCTAGTTCTCCTGCTCCCTGCCATTTACTATGTCTCATTATACCTATAATGTCTACACATATCTGTAAGCAACTTGACAAGACTTCTTGTTCGTTACTTAGTCTGTCTGCTGATTGTATATTTGCTTCAGTCCAATTCTCTCTCTCACTTACAGCATCCATTATAAAGAGTTGAAAGTTATAAGTAAGTTCAGACTGACCTGTAGATACGTTTACAGGATTGATATGAAACAAAGGAAACAAGTTATTTTCCAAGTCTATGTCGTATATGTCTCCTGTTGTCGTGGTTGCTATCTGTTCGTGTTCAGCACCCAAACTTTTGAGGGTATTTATACAATTATTATACGTCTTATTATTTATCATCTCTTTTTACTGTTTTACTTAAATTTAAATCTGTCTCATAACTTAACCAAGTTAGACATTCTAATAAATTTAATTTAGATATTGTTTCTAACTTACTTATGTCTTGATTGCACAACCTGTGCATTACGCCGAACCATCCCCACCTTTCGGCAAAGTTTCCGTCTGTAATCCCTTCGCTATCTCCTGTGTCCGTTGAATTAAATATGAGGGCAAAATCTTCAACAATTCGCTCCCTAAATTTGAGAAAAAAAAAAGACTTGCCTGTACTTGCTCTGCTGACATCTTCTTCATTTGTTCTGCTCTTATCGTTATGTCTCCATCATAAGCTTCTATTGTATAAGCTTCTCCGTTTCTTTCTTTAACAGGTCTAAATAGGACAGCGATTAATTCAGGCATATTCTTTTCAATACCGTTCTTTATAAAAGTCTCTATATCTGCGTATTCTCCGAGAGTAATTTCTGAAAGATCAGGATGCATACCATATTCAACTCCATCTATTTCAATAACCTTTTTTAGAGTCGTGTCCTGTTTACTTTGTAACTCAGCTATCTTACCCATTATAACAGCTACATCTCTTAAAGACAGTTCCTTGACTAAGTCTTTGGGCATATCAGACAAAGCTGCTATTGTTTCTTCTGCTTGTTTAGTCTTGCTTCCTGTTTCAAGGTCTACAATCTTAAGCCATTTTTCAAGCGTTACATCTGACCAAGAGTCAATAAGATTATAAGTTTCTTTCTTTCCTTCCTTTTTTACTTTGACTCTCATATTATATAATAGAAATAGTTGTTATTTAGTTTAAAATGTTATCTTTGCCCTGTTCTTCATATTCTTTCTTGTTTGATAAAGGGGTTGCTTATAATTAGGCAGCCCCTTTTCTTGTTGTCCCCTTATGTTAGCAGAAAATGGGGTTTACTAGATTACTGAACAAAATACTTACCTGCATTAGGATTGTCTAAGTGATATATAACGTTATAACGGATTCCGTCTATTGCGTGATTGTAATTGTCAATGTATAATTTCGAGCCTTTATCTTGATAGGCATAGTTGTTCAGCTCTTTAGCTATATTAGTAGACTCAGGAGTTACTATAAGTTCGTAGTCTTGCATACGAGTTATACCACTTTCAATAGTTCCTTTCTTAACAGGCTTAATGTTTACCCCTAAATGTTTAAGGTCTGCAATAAGTCTTGGTTCTGCTGAGTCTGCTATTATCAGGCTTTGCCCTACTTTATCTAAAACTATCTTAGCTAGTTCGTGAGACTTCAAGCCGTTCTTATATAGATGTTCTTTTAAATATATCTTCTTATGCTTCTTGTCAATAGCTACTTCCGTAAGACTGTCAGGATCAATACTAAAGCCAAAGTCCATTCCACAAGAAGTCTGTAAGTCATCAGGATTAAATTCTCCTATTGACCAATTCTCAAATACGACACCCTCTGCACGGTCTAACCATTGTCCTAATAGTTTTTGCTTGTACTTCTTGAAGTTAGTATGCTTAATAGCTTCTACACGCTCTAGGAAGCTCGTAGAGAGGTTATCTTTGTTGTCTAGGTATGTACTATGTATATAACATATATTGTCTTTAACGCCATTAAAACCTGCTTCTATTCCTTTGCCTTGAAAGAACCTCTCATAAATCCAATTATCTTTAGTAACAGGATTCAAGACTAGAATGATTCTATTCTGAATGTCTTTTTCTCTAATACTAAGGTCTATAGTGTCAAAGATGTTTTCGTCTACAAGTTCTTCAGCTTCATCAAGTACCCAAGTCGAGACACCTGTTAAAGACTTTAGACTAGCTGTTTGGTTTCCTGCTGAAGTCTTGATACCTCTAAATAGAATGTCTGACTTGTTCTTTAAGTTTACAACCTCTGACTTGTTTACACTAAAGATATTCTCATAGCCTAATAGACTTATCTTTTCTAAGAACTCAGGAATGATTGAAAGACGTGCTGATGTCATAGTGTAACGAGTGAACAATACTCTAATACCTTCAGACATAGTCAGTAAAGTCAGAAAGACTGTAACTGCAAAAGACTTACCTGATCCACGACCACCTGTTATAATAAAGTATCTAGCCTTAGATTCAAATAAAGGATTATATTTTTTACTCAGTATCAGTTTCTATAAATGTTATTACAGGCATATTAAGAGTTTCTTCATTTGAAGTAACATCTAATCTTTGCTGAGGTTTACCATAGAAGTATTCAAAGAATAACTTAACTGCCCATTGTTCCTTTTTCTCTAGCCCTTGCTCTAAAGACTTTAAAGCCATAGGATTCATAGGTGTTAAATTCTCTATTAACTTTTGTTCTTCTGCTTTAGCCTTGCGTCCTGCACCTTGTCTTGCACCACCGTTATTTATTCGTTTATCCATAATTGAAATAGATTGATTATTCAATCCTTATTATATAATAGAAATTACTCATATTCATTTGGCATCATTAGTCTGATACCTAGTTCAGTCATTGCCCATATCCTTATTTGGTCTGCATATACTTCAAAGGCTTTAGTGTCTATAGTCGCAGTAGACTTTACTACTTGTAGTCCTATTGTCTTATCGTTTATCTCTATGCTTTGCCACTCACTTGAAAACTTTACTTTAAGTATGTCGTGCATTTCATCAGGGAAGTACCCTAGTTCTTCTGCAAGTCCTTGTACGATACATTTCCAATAATAACTGTTTTGCATATTTGACCTATTGTTTCTTTGTTTCTTAACCTCTACTATGTAGTCGTTTTCTAATTCCTTTAAATAGTTTATCAGACTTTGCTTATCTTTATTGTCCTTTATTACAAACTTCATTAGTCAAAGGGTTCATTAACTCCTCTTTCACCTACTAGCTTTTCTTTAGCCCCTGCCCAAAGTTTATCACCTTTCTTGCTTAAAGACTCCTCAGTTCGTATTTGACTAGGCATACCTTCAAGTGGTTCTGAGTCCATATACTTTCCACACTTACAACAGAGAGCTTCCTTAGTCTGCCATTCTTTTTCAATGTAAGCTATTGTAGCTTTTGCAATGTCTTTAGTGTTTCCACACTTACATTTGTATAAGGTCATTTCCTTACACCTGTTGGTGATAAAGCTCCTGTCCTAGTCTTTGAAGTTAAGTTGTCTAGTTCAAAGTGTAAATGATGTATAGCCTTTCTAATATCTTCAAGTCC